AATTTAACACCAGAAGATAAATATTTTTCTACAACCTGTTTTTGCCATACTGGTGTATTATTGTGATAAATATCAAATCCACCTCCACCTGTCCATCCAATATTATCAAAAGTAACTGCTATTTCTTTATTACTTGTTATACAATTATTATTATTACATAAAGGTGTCGTGAAATTAATAGTTGTATTATCTTTAATACTATTTGTTGCACCGACGCTCAATACATATGGACTAGATCCTGGGAAAACAGGATTTATAGGATTATTAGTATCACACTCTTCATTTGTTCTTCCAGGTGCTCCTGCATCACCACTTGCTACAACTATAGTTGTACCACGTAGAGCAATTTTTAAATATTCATTGTTAACTCTATTTACATAATCTTTAGAAGTAAAATTATTACAGTCTATAATATCACATTGATGTTTTTCAGACCAACCCCAACTCATTGAAATTATTTCAGGAATTGTTTCAGAATTAAAAAAATCAACAGCGAAAGAATATAACCAATATGGTGAATTCCAATACCACAAGTCAATACCATCTGCAGTTTGAGATAATAATTGTACATCTAATTCACTTTCATCATTTATATGATGATTCCCTCCTATGATAGTTGTTATATTATTTAAATTTTGTTCATTAACAATTTGATTCATATTAATATCTCTATTAGTAAAACCATCATTATCTTGATATTCAATTAAAGCTGCAGATAAACGATTACTTAATGTATAATTTGTTAAATTATATAAATTAATTAAAGATTCTCTTCCAAAATACCTATCATCAGAAATATCATCTTTACTTTTTTTATTTAGTTTAAATTTTTTATCAATTTTTAAACTTGTCATTTCTACAAATTCTATTACATTATTAAGATGTTCTGGAATAGTATATCCTATTAAATTATTACTTGTTTTTGATAATTTAAAAATATTTGTTAAAGTGTCTAAATTACTTTGAAATTTTATATTATCTCCGTAATTTTGTAAATTTTTTATTTCATATTTATTCAACCATTTTATTACTTTATGTTGATCTTCAATATCTGGATTTATAAAATTAGTAATATCTTTTATATTCATCCAATTACCATAATTTTTTGATAAAGGGTTACTAATGTCTAATAATTTATTTTCTAACATATTTACATTTCTTTGATATAAAGCTACATAAACAGGTATATCATTTGAAAAAGTTGCTGTAATTGTATTAATAAAGGTAGCTAGTAATAACTGAATAAAAATCATATTTTATAATAGATGAAATACTTCATTTATTATTTAAATATATAAAATTAAATAATTAATTGTTATAAAAAAAATAAAAATGTAATAAATACAACATATGTAAAAGCACTATCACCAGATGATCATGAAGAACGTATTGTACCTGCCTTTTTTACATTTAATACAATATCCGAACCTCTTCTTCTTCTACTTTTTGTATATTCTTTGCCTTTTGGGAATTCTAGACTATAAATGCTTTGAAGGAGAGAAAAAATAAACAAGAACTTGTATAATAAATTCATTAACACAGTGTATTAATTTTTTAAATATTTTATTATAAGATATTATAACAAAATATAATTAAATTTTTTAGAGTATTAAGCTTAAAATCTTTACAAAGTATTTATTTTTTCCTTTCTTTTATCGCTTTTCTTTCGACCCCTTCTTATGCTGCTTTTTATCGTTCTGCTTTTTTTTGTATTTTTTGTTGGTTTTTTTCAAAATCCTTCTTTTTCTTCTTCCAAATTTTTTGTTTTTGACCATCATACCACCCTCTAGGAAATGATGTAAAGTCAGACGCTATATTCAAAGGAGCGCTCTTATTTATCGCGTTATTCCATATCAAATCTAAATTATTTCCAACAGTGAACTTATACGGATCTTCTTGTCTATATTTACACCCTGTAATTTTAGAATATAATAATTTTAATATAATACGTTCATTCTTTGAAAGTATTTTTATATCTAAATCCATTCTTATAGGAAGAAGATCTGTTTTATCTTCCTCTGGGCTATATTCTCTAGTTTCCTCTATTTCTTCCTCTTCCTCTGACTCGTCTAGTACTGGATAATAATCCTTCCACTTATCATGAAAATTATTTATATCAACAGACGTTATTTTTTTATGTTGTAATAACCTATTTGCATCAAACCATGTTTCATATAAATTGTCTACTACTACTTTATTAGTATTTATAAATTTATCTAAATTCTCATCTCTTAATAATGGGAATAGATTCCCATACATACTTTTTTTAAGTTTTTTTTTGTTTCGCCCTTTATATTCTCCGTCACTATCACTATAAACACCATGTATCCTGTCCATTACTCTTTTTTTAATTCTAAAAAAAGAATCATATTCACCTTTACCATATAATCTATCTATTAGGTGTACCGTATATTTAGGGTCGGGCGCATTAAAATAGTCTAAATACTGTTTTCTTTCTTTAGAAGCACCATACCAATCCCCATGATTTAAATTACGAACATCATTTACTCTAAAAATATATGTACTTATTATTTTCCAAGAGTCTTCTAAAAATTTCTCAAATTCGTTTTTCTTACTATTATAATTCTCTCGTTCATTCTTCATTGTTACCACTATATCGCTATCGAAATCATACTGTTTTAAATTAATTGATGGTGTCTGATTATACATATCATCCTGAAACAAATAATCAAAATATTCTATAAAATAATCTGACTTATTCACCGTATCCTTATTCTGAAATATATTTTTACGTTTTATAGCATTGGAGTGTTGATGATCTTGATCAAAGTCTTTTATCATTTTTACTATAGTTTCATCCTCAGGTATTTTGTTTATAATTTCTCCAAATGCATCACCTGGTCTTGTCAATTCGGTCATAAATGGGAGAACCGGTGGAACAATATTTATTTCATTCGATGTACTAAATAATAAAGTATTATAATCTATCGTCTTTCCATCATCATATTTTTCTGGTAGATCAATATATCTTTGATTTCCCAATCCATATTTGTCATTTATCATTAAATATTTCTCATAAGACAATTTTTCTGTTTCAGTTTCAGGATATACCACTTTATTTATATAATTAGGATCATTCTTAAGTAACCATTGATCTAATATCATTAATTCAACTTCTCCCTGTTGACGCTTTTCCGGATTCTCATGATATAAAAGATTATTTAATCTTGCCTGATTTTCAGGAGCAATTATTTCTTTTTTAAGAAGATCCTTTTTTAAATTATCTAACCGTATTATATACCTTTCTTCTGTATCAGAGGAATAGGCATACGTAGAAGATATATCACGAAAATTATTAAGTGGAATAGGGGCACCCAAAGAAGATATATCAGGAGGGTCATTAGGATAAAAATAAGAAATGGGTTCATTTATTGGATTATTAATTTTCAAACTATAAAAAATTTCTTTATATAATAGTTTTAATATTTTTTTATCTTTGTCATGTAAATTTTTAACAAAATCATACATTAATGTCGTACCAGCTTTTTGTTCCACCAACTTGGTATGAAATAATTCCAATTCGGCTGCTGTTATACTAAATTCATCAAAATATTTATTCGCATAAAACCATAATTCATTTAGTTTATCAACATGGTCATTTTTGACAAATTTTGTTAAATCATCATTTACTAACAATTTTAAACATTGTTTATAATAATCTTCGTTAACTGGATGCCAATTTTTAAATTTAAAAAAAGAATCTATTTTACCTTTACCAAATAACCTATGTAGTTTTTCGTCATCTGTCCCACTTTCTGTAAAAATATACTTATGAATCTTATCCCAATTTTCTTGAGCCAACTTCAAATCGTTAGAAGCTTTATATTTTTCATCACATGGTCTCTTTAATTTTGTTTTGGTATGGATCCAATTCAGTTTAACTTCTTCTTTCTTATCAGAATCGTATGTGGCCCATTCTTTCTCTGTTTTTTCTATTGGTGTTAATGTATTAGTATAGTTTATGTCAGCTTTAGCTTTATCTAATTCCAATTGTTGTAAGTTAAACATAAATCCCCATTCGTTTAAGCTATCTTCTATATCTCTTGTATAGACGTTTTTTTTTGAAGATTGCATGCGTTTTCTTAAAATTTGTTTATCCTTCTGACTTGTCGTCCAGTTTATATCTTCATCTGTTATAGTTTCACACGGATTATTAGCACCACCACGTTGATTTAGTTGATTTTTCAAAGATAAATACTGTTGTTTTTTCTCTAAATAGTTTGAATATAATTCTTCCATTTTGTATATTATATATTATATAAAAAAATATAATTATTTTATAAATTTATTAGAAATATCACTATGAATATCCCAATATTGTATTATTTTTTTATTTGTTACAAACGAATTATCAATAATTTTCATTAAATCTTCTCTTTTTCCAATAAAAAATGGATCAAGTTCATTATATAAATAATTAATAGACTTGTTATTATCTTTAATATTATATTTTAAAAATTGTTTATATGTCGGGTCTACATAAATACTATTATTTATTAATATAAAACAATGATCGTCAATATTTTTTATTTTATAATTAGAATTATATTTAACTTTGATATCATAATTTAATGGTTTCAATAATCTACTTACAACGAAACACGCTTCTCCACATAATTTTTCACCAATATATGCATTTTTTGTTTCCCCTAATTTTAATTTTTGGGAATAATCAAATAAGTAACCATGATGATTAGGTTCTAATATTTTAATTTTATTAATTATTTTATAAAAATTATTATTTAGTACATTTTTTATATTTAATATCATATATTACAAAAATATATCATAAAACTTCATATAATTTTTTATTCAATATTTTTTATTTAAAAAAATTAATTTTTAATTCTCATATTTCCTATCAAATTAATATGTAATAATCTTAAATTACATAAATTAGTATTACACTCATAATAATTTTTTAATAAATTATTATATTTTTCTTTTAATAAAATATATTGTTCTTTTAATAATTTATTTTCTAAAATTAAATTTATATTTGATACATCTTTATAATTTTTTTTTTTTGTATTAATATATATATTTTTATTTAGAAATTTTAAATTTTTTTAATCAATTTTTTTTTCTAAATTATCAAAAAA